AGAAGCTGTAGCAAAGTACGGCAAAGACAATGTAAAAGTTAAAAAAGGCGGACTTAACAACGGCGACGATATGGTATCAGTACATGTTGCAGATGAAAGTTTTGACCCACAGTCAGAGCCAAGCAAGCAAGATGCAATGGCAGACGAATTTATGGATGCATATGAAAAAGGTGGCGAACCAGCACTAGCAAAAGCAATGGGCATGACTGATCAAGAACTTGACCAAGAAATTACCGAGTACGGTATGGAACACGGCTTACATGCTGATGACGATAGAGATGATATTATCCAAGGTGTTATTGAACAAATGATCGATAATATGGACGAAGGCAATGCATACTCAGGCGCTGTAGCAAAAGCCAAAATGAATGGCAAGAAAAAGGGCGATGAAATTGATGGCCCAGACGGCGAAAAGATTAAGTTAGAAAAAGAAGAACAAAAGACACCATTAGGCGAGTTCATACTATCTTACTACGATAAAGAAGAAGGTGCATTTCCAAAAGGCGAAACAGCAGTACTAACAATGGTAGAAAAAGATTACGGTGAACAGTATATCAATCCAGCAAAAGCATTTATTGAAAGTGTATATGAAATGACGGAAAGATACAAACAGGCAGAAGATACGAATCCAGAAATGGATAGAATGAAAGAATTAGCCGGTCTAAGATAGATTGGTTATAAGTTTTTCAGGTTTTTCTTTAAAAAAGACTTGACAAGGTAAGTAGTAGAGTGTATTATATATACTGTGCTACAAACAAATAGGCACAAAAGCACATAGGCATAACAATCATATAGGAGGCACAACTATGGCATCATTAGCAGAAATCCGAGCAAAGCTCAAAGAGCAAGAAGCAAACGCTTCAGGTAACCGTAGCTCAGGCGGCGGTGACAACAGCATTTACCCATTTTGGAATATTAAAGAAGGCGAGTCGGCAACGATGAGATTCTTGCCAGATGGCGATGCAGATAACACTTTCTTTTGGAAAGAAAGACTCGTTATTAAACTTCCATTCGCAGGCATTAAAGGTGAAACAGATTCACGCCCTACACAAGTACAAATTCCATGTATGGAAATGTATGGTGAGACATGTAACATTCTTAACGAAGTGCGTGGTTGGTTTAAAGATCCAAGTTTAGAAGACATGGGTCGTAAGTATTGGAAAAAGCGTTCGTACATTTTCCAAGGCTTTGTAACGGATAACCCACTAACGGACGATAACACACCTGAGAATCCAATTCGTAGGTTTATTATTGGTCCACAAATCTTCCAGATCATTAAGCAGGCGCTTATGGATCCAGACATGGAAGAATTGCCAACAGACTATACTGCAGGCGTAGACTTTCGTCTAAACAAAACATCCAAAGGTGGATACGCAGACTACAGCACAAGTAATTGGGCACGTAGAGAGCGTCCATTAGACGATGCACAAATGAATGCAGTTAATACAAACGGTCTGTTTAATTTGTCAGACTTCCTGCCTAAAAAGCCAGGAGAGATTGAACTTAAAGTAATGCAAGAAATGTTTGAAGCGTCAGTAGACGGTGAAGCATTTGATGCAGATCGTTGGGGACAATACTTCCGACCAGCAGGTATGCAACAGCGTACAGGTGATCCATTAAAGGCATCTGCACCAGCGGCAACAACACCTGCTCCGACACCAGCACCAGCGGCACCTGCTCCAGTAGCAGAAGCGGCTCCTGCGGCAACTCCAGCACCAACTGCTGAAGCTCCTGCAGAAGGTGGCGGCAATGCAAATGACATTCTAGCAATGATCAGAGCACGTCAAAGTTAATAATAATTTAATATGGGTTACAAGTGTAATGCTTGTAACTCATAAATTAACGGCTTTTAAAAACAGGAGATACCATGGCGAATAAAGCGTTTGATCCTACTAAGTTTAGGACACAACTAACTAAATCCATTTCAGGAATGAGTGCAGGGTTCAATGACCCGACTGATTGGATTAGTACAGGAAATTATGCACTCAACTATCTTATCTCAGGAGACTTTCATAAAGGTGTTCCGCTAGGTAAGGTATCTGTTTTTGCAGGAGAATCAGGTGCAGGTAAATCATATATCTGTGCAGGTAACATTGTAAAAGCGGCACAAGACCAAGGCATCTTTGTAGTCTTAATTGATTCAGAGAATGCACTTGACGAAGCGTGGCTACAAGCATTAGATGTAGACACAGCAGATGACAAACTACTAAAACTTAATATGTCAATGATTGATGATGTTGCTAAAACAGTATCAACATTTATGATTGACTATAAAGCAATGGACGAAGAAGAACGTCCTAAAGTATTATTTGTTATTGACTCACTAGGTATGCTATTAACACCAACAGATGTTGATCAGTTTAACAAGGGTGATATGAAAGGTGATATGGGTCGTAAGCCTAAAGCACTAACATCACTTGTACGTAATACTGTTAACATGATTGGTTCACATAACGTAGGCTTAGTGTGTACTAACCATACATATGCATCACAAGATATGTTTGATCCAGATGACAAGATATCAGGTGGTCAAGGCTTTATCTATGCATCTTCAATTGTTGTAGCAATGAAAAAACTAAAACTAAAAGAAGATGAAGATGGTAACAAGATCAGTCAAGTTATGGGTATTCGTGCAGGCTGTAAGGTAATGAAAACTAGATATGCAAAACCTTTCGAGGCAGTGCAAGTTAAAATTCCTTATGAAACAGGCATGAATCCATATAGCGGACTATTGGAGTTATTTGAAGCAAAAGGTGTCATTGAAAAACAAGGTAACAGACTAAAGTATGTTTCCAGCAATGGCGAAGAAATCTTAGAATATCGTAAGAAATGGATCGGCGAAAACCTCGATACTGTTATGTCAGATTATCTAATAAAAGAAGCGACTCTGGTAAATACCTCGGACGACGAATCTATTATAGATGAAGTAGAATTAGACGACATACAAACAATCGAGGAGTAGAGTATGGAAGAAGAGCAAATCGTAGATACATGGAATATGTTTAAGGAGTATCTTGATAAAAAACATATTGAGATTGCGGCAGAACGCTTTGTAGACTTGATGGCCGATATGGGCACAGGTGACGATGTGTTTACTAATGCACTAGGAAGTGATAGTGCATTGGATAATGCAATAAACTATTATCTAGACATTGACGATGAAGATGTTCTTGACGAAGAGACGGATTGGGATTAAATTATGGGTTGGTATAGCGAAGTATCTAGAGACATTAACAAGATACCTAATGCAGTTACATTCTATGAAAGCGAACTAATTGACGCAAAGAAAGAAGTTAAATTAGTTGGCAGTGTAGAAAAAGCATCTGCGGCTATGCCAGGCATAGTGGAACACAGGTTCAATCAATTACAAGAGATTGAAGCAATCCTAAACTATCTAAACATTGAGCTACGCAGGTTGCGTAGTTCATACTTTAAAAAATACTTAGAAAATTATCAACGAGCTCTGTCTAGTCGCGACGTAGAAAAATACGTTGACGGCGAGGCAGACGTTGTTGATTATGAAAAAATTATTAACGAGTTTGCACTAATGCGTAATAAGTGGTTAGGTGTCTTAAAAGGACTTGATCAAAAGCAATGGCAAATAACAAACGTAGTTAAACTACGTGTAGCAGGTATGGAAGATGCTACGCTATGACACAATACTACAGTCAAATAGAACAAGACAAATATTATATTGAAAATATATCACGTGGTAAACGTGAAGGATTCTATTTAGATATTGGTGCTAATGATGGAGTATTTACAAGTAATACTGCTACATTAGACTACTCCTTTGGCTGGAAAGGTATTTGTATAGAAGCAAATCCGCATTTAATACCGCAACTACAAAACAACAGACAGCATAGTACAGTAGTACATTGTGCTGTTTTTAATACTAACGGTGAAGTTACTTTTGAAATTCCTTTAAGTGAACATAAGGATATTCGAGGAGACTTGTTATCTAGAATTACAAACGTAGATTTAGATGCTAGAAATAAAAAATACTTTAAAAAACATTTTAAAGATAAAACAGAAACTACAACAGTAACAAGCAAAACCGTTACCACAATATTACAAGAGAATCATAAATTGCCGTGTACAGTTGACTACATGAGTTTGGATACAGAAGGTGCTGAACTAGAAGCATTACAAGGTATAGACTTTAGTAAAATTACAATAAAGTTTATGACTATTGAACATGGTAATAGAAAAGGCATGATTGAAAAGTTAACGGATTACCTATCACCACATGGATACAAAGTACATAGAATCAATAAGTGGGATATAGAATTTGAGCATGAATAGTTGGGACGTATTTGATACACTAATTGCACGTAGGTTCTTTTATCCTAAAACAGTACATGAAGAAACTGCTAGACGTATTAACGATTCTAACTACGTTAAAAAACGTATACGTGCTGAAAAAGCAACTAAGAAAGACGAAGGCAACTTCGAAGACATCTATAAACTGTTACCTGAGTACGATCCACAAGTTGAATTACAAGTAGAACTTGAACACTTATTTCCAATAGTAGAAAATATAAACAAAGTCAAAGACGGTGACTTAATACTAAGTGACATGTATCTTAGTGCAGATGAAATTATGAAAATATTACGCAACTGCGGACTAACAAAAAATGTAGATATTATTGTTACTAGGTATGGTAAGCGTCACGGATACATTTGGGATAGTGTAAAACAGAAGTATAACATAGATACACACTATGGAGATAACGAACATAGCGATGTTAAAACTGCACAAGCAAACGGAGTTAATGGCGTCTTAGACACGCTTACACACTTCACAGAGCTTGAACAAATGGCATATGAAGTAGATCCACAACTAGCATGTTGGATGCGTAAAACTAGGTTATTATGTCCACATACAGGCGATGCAAAGAAGTATTGGATTGAGCAAGCAAACTTAAACTTGCCTGTACTAGCACTTGCTACACTAGAACTACCAGATAGAGATATTGCTTTTACATATAGAGACTGTTGTAATTGGCAACCATTATACGAAGCAATGACTGGTAAGAAAAGTAAGATGCTTATTACTAGTAGGAAAATGTATTTAGAACCTAACGAACACTTTAAAGAATATATAGATAGAACGATTGATGCTAACACAACTATAGTAGATTTGCAAGGTGAAGGTAATAGCATTTATAAATTTTATAACCAAGCACCACCGCATACAATATACATAGGAGGAAAGACACTTCCTTACGTTGATCGTCTTGTACCGTTTGCTACAAAGAGTTTAGAAAAACATAACTGCTATCAGTTTGGACCAGTAATTGATTGGGACGAAGATGGACCTATTAGAGGACCAAACGATCATCCTCAACAGATTGCAAAGATACAATATAATGCAATGGCTAGTGCAATTAGTATCTGTGATTTATTTAAACCTAAGCCTAACAAAGAACTATTATTAAAGTTTGTTGAACGTATGCACAGTAAAGAATATGCAACTACAAATATTAAATGGGCAAAGTTTAATGAGCAAAAGAAATGAAAGGTGTAGCAGTAATAGGCGCAAGTAAGTCATCTGGAATACTAAAGCGTATGTTATACGCACACGGACATACATTTGATTTAAAAAGTTGTTTAGATTCTAACTATGCTGATTTTTATTTCCAAACAAATATCTTAAAACATTACGAAGGAAACAAAGTAACTAGAGATGCATTTGAATTTATTGCACGTAGTGATAAACCTTCTATTGTAAATGAAAGTCCTATCTTTAGAGATTTACAAGGCAACAGTAAATTAACTAAATGGCACAGACTAGCGTGGAATAGTTACTTTTATAATACTGGCACGTATCCAAAAAACTGCCCTAGTGACCGTTGGGAAATGATGCAAAAGGATTTTGATTTACAAATAAAACCTTGGGACGATAACGGTGATTACGTATTACTATGCTTACAGAAAATTGGTGATAGTAGTTTAAATCATTTGTATAAAAAATACAATACTGACACAGCCTGGCAAGCATATACCCTATGGTTAAAAGATACACTAGACGAAATACGTAGAAATACAGATAGAAAAATTGTAATACGTCCGCACCCAAATAACATGCGACCACAAGTAAGATACTTTTCAGAATTAGCAAGCAAATATACAAATGTGGTAATGAGTAGCAACTTTGAATACAACGGAAGTGTTACTATGGCACCCAGCGGCGGGCTTAAAAAGGACATTTTAGACTCAAAATGCGTTATAGTTTTTAGTAGTTTAACGGCAGTTGAGAGCATTTTTAATGGCAAACCAACGTATACATTAGACCCAAGTTCAGTAGCATCGCCTATTGCTAGAAGCAATTTACATCACATTGAGACTGCCTGGCAACCTGTTGATAGACAACAATGGTTAAATGATATGAGTTATGCACAGTGGACAGGTGAAGAAATACAAAGAGGTGATCCTTGGCCTACATTACAGTCTTTGTTTGAACAAGCCAAGACACAAAAGCATACACAAATCATGCAATAAATATCTACATGAACGTAGTATTAGTAACCGGCGGCTTTGATCCGCTACACTCAGGACACATAGAATATTTTAAAGAAGCAAAAGAACTCGGCGACAAACTTGTTGTCGGTGTTAACACAGACGCTTGGTTAAAACGTAAGAAAGGTCGTCCGTTCATGCCAGGCGGTGAACGCATTGCAATTATAAAACACTTATCAATGGTTGATCATTGTTTGTTATTTGGCGACGATGACGATAGTGCTATTGAAGCAATAAACAATGTTAGACTGTTATATCCTGATGCACACATCATATTTGCAAATGGCGGAGATAGAACATCTGAGAATATTCCAGAGATGGATGCAGATGTAGAAAACATTTCTTTTAAATTTGGTGTGGGTGGAGAGAATAAAGCCAACAGCAGTAGTTGGATACTTGACGAGTGGAAAACACAAAAGACAGAACGTGATTGGGGCTACTGGCGTGTACTAGATGACAAACCAGAAAAAGGTTACAAAGTAAAAGAGCTTGTAATATATCCCGGCAAATCACTAAGTGACCAAAAACACTTTAAACGTTCAGAAGAATGGAATGTACTAGAAGGTACAGTTAAAATGGACACTGAATGGAATAGTATACAAAGTAGTATATTACTAGAACCAAGAAGTAGAACATTTGAAATTGGTAAACAAGTTTGGCATAAGGCAAGCAATCCTGGAACAGAGAACACTCATATACTAGAAGTACAATGGGGCGACTGTTATGAAGAAGATATAGAAAGAAGAGATTAATGAAAGTATTCATAGGCTACGAACCAAGAGAAGATATGGCTTACCAAGTGTGTAAGCATAGTATACTAAAGCATCAACCCGATGCAGATGTACGTCCACTAGTACAAAAAGAATTAAGACAAGCAGGATGGTACAAGCGTCCTGAAGATAAACTTGCATCAACAGAATTTACATTTACACGTTTCTTAGTACCAGAGCTTGCTAACTATAAAGGCTGGGCTTTGTTTATGGATTGTGATATGTTGCTTACAACAGACATTAAAGAATTATTTGATCAAGCAGATGACAAGTATGCTGTTATGTGTGTGCAACATGATTACACACCTAAAGAAGGTATTAAGATGGACGGACAAAAACAAACTATCTATCCACGCAAGAACTGGTCAAGTGTTGTGTTATGGAACTGTGGTCATCCTAGTAATAAAGTTGTTGACCAAGATCAAGTTAACAGTTTAGAATTAAATGGTGCATACTTTCATAGGTTTAGTTGGCTACAAGATGAAGAAATTGGCGAACTAGATCATACATGGAACTACTTAGTAGGTGTGTACGACGATATTGAAAAACCTAAATTAATTCATTTCACTGAAGGAGGTCCTTGGTTTGAAAACTATAGAGACTGTGAGTTTAATGAATTATGGAAACAAGAACTGTATGATATGTTTAAGTAAAAATAAAACAGATCAATATATAAACATGTTTGCTAAAAGTGCAAACTTGCCTATATACGACTATAGCGACTTTCCAGACGATGTCCCTATTGTAATACGTAGCATGGGCAAACGAAAACTTATACACGAATGTTGGAAAAACAAAAGAGACTTTTACTATATGGATAGTGGTTATGTAGGAAACTACAAGTCATCAATAAATCCAAACGGTTGGAAACAATGGCATCGTATAGTAAAGAATGATGTACAACACAACGAAATAATAGACAGACCAAACGACAGATGGAACCGACTACAACAAGCAATACACAAACCTAAGAAAGGTGGCGCACATATATTACTTGTTACACCTAGTGAAAAGCCTTGTAAGTTTTATGGTATTGATAGAGATCAATGGGTCAAAGATACTGTTAACGAAATAGAAAAGCATACAGATAGAACTATTATAATTAGAGACAAAGCACCACGCCAAAGTCGTATAGACAAAACTATATATGATGACTTAGACAACTGTCATGCAATGGTTACATATCAAAGCATAGCGGCAGTAGAAAGTGTGTTATATGGCGTCTCAGCGTTTACTACAGCGCCTACAGCGGCTGATCCAGTGTGCGATAAGGATATTAGTCGTATTGAAAGTCCAACACAACAAGACTCGCATAAAGTATATAAATGGGCATGTCACTTAGCATACGGACAATTCCATAATGAAGAATTACAAAACGGTACAGCACATAGAATAATAAAGGGCCTAGTATGAAATTAAAATTTGTTACAAGTATATCAAAAAACTATTGGAAAGGCGTTGGCAAGCATTGTATTAGCACATGGGACTTGCCCGGCAAAGTAGAAATATATATTGACCAACACGAAGGTGATGTTGAATGGTTTAATGAATTGCCTTTTAACAAAAGATTGTTACATGTACCTGCATTAGATGTTGACAGCGAGTTTGATGTTAATACTAAAATAAGAAAGTTCTGGGGTAAAAGTGTAGCACAAATACATGCTATAAAAAATAGACAAGAGGACGAAAGAATAATTTGGTTAGACGCAGACATAGAACAAATGCGTAAAGTGCCTGAAGAAGCATTTAGTTTTCCATTTATAAATCCAGTTGCTATGATGCAAAGTAATAATTCACACCCTGACTGTTACGAATCAGGACTTGTATTGTTTAATGAAGAATATGAAAAATTAACATTATGGTCAAACAAGTATTGGGCATTTTGGAATGATCAAAACAAACTAGAAAGTTTACACAAACCTTATGATGCTATTGTACTTGGTAACTTTGCTAAAGGTGAAAAAGCAGGCTTCTTAAATTTATGTGACGATGTATGTGAAAATGTAAATGCATTAGAAAATACACGCTTTAGTTTATATTTCAAACATCATATTAATAAAACTAATAAAGACAAACTTAAACATACATTGGCATCAACATGAAATCTGTAAGAATTTACTACGCAGGTATTCCCGCACATAATAAAAATTTAGAAAAAAGACAAGTTCTAACAAGTTTCCATAATGGCGTAGGCACTGATGGAGAAAGTTTAGAAATTCAAACACCTAACTGGGAACCAAGTGACTTAGGTGTTATACAAGGATGGGTACATGCAAATAGCGGTAGTACTCCACACTTAATGTTTCGCAGACAAGTAATACAACAACAAAAACTTATTGGCAAACATACACTTGCTATTGATAGTAATTTATTCTTATATAGAGATCCAGGTAATACTAAACAGTATCTACGTTTTAGTTTAGATGATGTATTTCCAACCACAGGTAATTACTTTACAGATAATGTAGACCCTACACGCTGGCAACAATTAAAACGCAACTTAGGTTTTGATTTGCAACCGTGGACTAACAAAGGCAAGCACATACTATTATGTTTACAACGCAACGGCGGTTGGAGCATGGGCGGATATGACGTAATGGATTGGTGTAATAAAACTATTAAAGAAATACAACAACACACTGATAGAGATATTATAGTTAGAGCGCACCCTGGAGATAAGAAAGCAAAACAATACTTGACTTTGAACTATCCGGGTGTTAAGATAAGCACAGCACCGTCTATATTAGACGATTTTAGAAAATGCTGGGCAGTAGTTACATACAACAGTAGCCCAGGCGTAGCGGCGGCGATAGAGGGTATTCCTGTGTTTATAACAGACCCTAATGCTAAAGTTAGTCAAGCATATGATGTAGGCAATACAGATTTAAGTCAACTAGACAATCCAATACGTCCTGAAAGACAACAGTGGATTGAAAAACTAGCAATGAGTCATTTTAATTTTGCAGATTTAGAAAAAGGAACTGCATGGAATATTATTAAGGAGTACCTATGAAATACGCAGGTATAACTAGTATGAATCAATCATATTATGATCGTTGTGGTTCTAATATGTTGAATACGTTTAAGAAACATTGGTCACACTTAATAAAATTGCATGTTTATAATGAAGATAACTTCTCATTAAATGATGATACGTTTATTGAAATGGGTTGGGACTTAGGCGATGCATACGAATCATTTCAAGCAAGACATAAAAATAAAAGAGTAAAAACATTTGCTAAAAAAGGCTTTAGTATTATACATGCTATGGATAATATTGATGCTGATAGAATTATTTGGATTGATGCAGATACAATAATTAAGAAGCCTTTTGACCTAGCAGTGTTTGGAAATATTACACAAGATAAGTTTTTAAGTTCGCATTTACAAGTATGGCATAACAAAAATGACATTGACTATTATAGTTGTGAAACAGGATTCTTTGTTTTAAATACAAGACACAAAGGCTACAAAGAGTTTTGTGATACATACAAAGACATTTATTATAATGATAAACGTGAAGGTATGCGTAGATTTTATGATGGAGAAATTTACGGTAAAACTGTACAAGCAATGCACAGTAGAAACTTTAAAATGTATAATATGACATACGGGGATCGTGTAAAAACACCTGTGCCTAGAAGTCCATTAGCACCATTTATTGAACACAATAAAGCAGGATTAAAAGAACGTATTGACTACGACTTAGTCCAATAGTCTTCTTTTCTATTAACCATTATATCTGTACGTTTGCTCTTGCCAGCAGTTTTACGATCACCTTTCATGTGATCCATCCATCTACCTAGTTCAGTATTAATTAAAGGATGTCCGCCACCACCTGTACGTGCTTCACGCATATACATAGTAGCACTATAGTCAAATGCATTAGCATCAAATTCTTTATAATGTTTTAGTATGTGTCCAAACACATAACTGTCGTGCCATTCTTCTAATTCAAAAATGCCGTTGTCTGCATCTTCGTACATACGTTCAAACTCTTTAAGGAACTCGTGACACACTGGATGATTTAAGTTCATACCATAAAAGCCACACTCAGGCCATGTCTGTGATCCTTTGCCTCTACCTACATATGTAATATAAGCATTGTTAGGTAGTAAGCGAGCAAAGTCTTTGTGCTTCCAAGGACTGTGAATAAATGTATCTGCGTCCATCCATACACACCAACCTTTGCTACGTTCACACGCATCAAACACTGCATAAGTTTTGTTAGCAAAACGTATAGCGTCCCACTTAAACTTCTTTTGCCAATCTCTTGGTCTACGTGCTTTAATATCATCTGGAGGAATACCATTTGCTTTGTCTACGTTACCCCAACGCTGTTTAAATTTTACAAGTTTAGGTAACTCTTTAGTTGCATCTAATATTGTAATTTGTTCTGGATTAGGATTAACAGGATTACAATCTTCTGCATATACTAGCAGTTTGATCTTATCACTTACGTTCTCAGCAAATGAATCTATCATACGCTGTCCATATAATTTTAAACCCGGACGGTGAAACGTTGTAACCACAGTTATGTCTGACATTATACTCTCTCTTGTAAATAGCTTATAGGAATATTTAACTTATGAGATTCAGTTTATGGACACAATATGGCGCACAGAATAGCAGATCGGTTTTTGATGCCTTTGCTCACAGCCTTGTGGTTGCTGGGCATGACGTTTTGTATAATACTAGTGGTTGTGACGTTGACGTCATTTGGAGTGTTCTTTGGAGTGGTAGAATGGCTCCAAACGAAAATATCTGGAAGCAAGCAGTACAACAATCGAAACCGATAATAGTTTTAGAGGTCGGCGGCATAAGTAGAGGTACAACATGGAAGGTTGGACTCAATGGCATTAATAGGGACGCTTACTTTGGCCCTAGTAGCACAGATAGCAATCGTGCTAACAGTTTTAACATCAAGTTAAAAGACTGGAACTATAACGGCGAATACATTTTACTATGTGGGCAACACGACAAAAGCCTGCAATGGGCAAACATGCCTCCAATGTCTCGCTGGGTACACGACACAATAACATTCATAAGAGCGCAAACGAAACGTCCTATCATATTTAGGCCTCATCCTAGATGCAGACTTGAAGCAATTGAAAGAGACTTCAAAGATGTAATAAGACAAGAACCGCGACAAATACTAGGTTCATATGACGACTTCGATATGAAGTTTGATAACATATGGGCTACTATAAGCTGGTCAAGCAATCCAGGCATACACAGTATTATTAATGGTGTACCTGCATTTACAGGACCTAGCAGTCTAGCATTTGATGTTGCTGATCAAAACTTTCGCAACATAGAGAATCCTCTTTATCCAGATAGAACTAAATGGGTTAACGACTATGCTTGGACAGAATTTACTTTAGAAGAAATATCTCAGGGAATACCACTTAAACGCTTGACTTCTAAGCTAACATAGCGTATACTAACACTATGGAAACATTAGAAGATTGCATAGAACATCTTGTCGGAATACAGTCAAGAGAAACAGATAAGTTTGATATAGACAGTAGCGACTATAACTTACTTACTAGCCTCGCCCGCCAGACCTTCAAAGGCACAGCATATACAGATAGGCAAGCAGAACTTGCTAAACAAAAACTGTTGCAATATAAAGATCAGTTTGATGCTAACGGATATAACATTGATGATTCTTATAGTAATTTAAGAATGCCGTTACGTTCAATAGATAGAAGTCGTTGGGTTAAAGTATTTGACGAAGAACATTTAATTTCAGATGAAGAAGGACCTTGGATAGGTGTAAGATTTATTTTTCAAAAGAAACTAATAACTGCTATTGAAAGAATGAATAAGTTTCTAGGCGAAGGCTTATACGACAAAGTAGAAAAGATACACTACTTTAAATTTAATGAAAACACATGCTACGAAATAATTAATACATTTAATGAAAACAACAACTTTGAAGTTGAGGATCAGTTACTAGAATATTATGAGAAGTTATTAGAAATGAAAAAAAATCAAGACAAATACATACCAGGAATATATTCGTTTAAACTAAAAAATTTACATGAGAAAAGTTTTAACTTTGCTATTAGCAGTATAGGTGAACCTAATATAGATAACCTATGTAACTATTACGACAAAAAAGATCAGTTTGGATTAGAACATTTTGATCAAGAAGAGTTACAACAAAGTTTAAAATCATTAACTCCGCTTGCACAAAAAGTAGTAAACAGAAGTCAAGCAAGTATATTTGTAAACAATAAAGAACACACTGTTAACAATCTTGCTGAAGTAGTATTAGAGTTATATAGATTTCCGTTAGTTATTGTACTACATGAAGATACTTGCTACGATCATTTAACACAATTTAATAAGGCTTTTCAAAATATTATACCTAGCGAACGCATGTCTGTAATGTTTAGATTAGATAATACTCCAGAAGGAAAACCGTTTAACGAATACATTAAACAACACAATCTTAATAATGTGGTTGACAAAGACACAAAAATAGTGTATATTAGTAGTAATAAAATACCGAAACCACTTTTAAAAAGTGAATGGTTTCCTAGCGCGGCTATAACAACATTTGCTGGAAAAGCATATGGTGATGCAAAAACTAGTACATACATAGGAGAATTAGATTTGATAATACATTATGACAATCAGCTTAGTCCTTTTATGAGAAAAATTGAGACGATATAAATGGCAACATGTAGACTAATTATTGAAGATGAAGTAAACATTAAACTAGAAGGACTAGAAGTTGACGTACGAAGGAAGCTCGCGAATGCTCTCAAGTTTGAAGTGCCTTACGCAAAGTACATGCCACAATATAAACTTGGTCGCTGGGATGGAAAAGTTGCTTTCTTTGGTATTGGTGGTACTGGTTATGTCAATCATCTTGACGTTGTTAGTCAAGTTCTACAAAAGAATAATGTTGAAATAATAGATATTCAAGACAATAGACATCCTATACAATTAGACTTTACGCCAGTAACAGAACGTTATTGGGCTGATCAAAATGTACGTTGGCCAAAAGGTCATCCAGCAGAAGGCGAAGAGATTATTCTACGTGACTATCAAGTAGAGTCAATTAATAACTTTTTAAAACATCCACAGAGCTTGCAACAGATTGCTACTGGTGCAGGTAAAACAATTACTACAGCAACACTTTCACATATAACTGAGCCGTATGGACGTAGTCTTATTATTGTGCCTAACAAGAGTCTTGTTACACAAACGGAGGAAGACTACATTAACTGCGGACTCGATGCTGGGGTGTACTTCGGCGACAGGAAAGAGTTAGGTAAGACTCACACTATTTGCACTTGGCAGAGTTTGAATATACTCGACAAGAAGCACAAGGACGGAACAGCAGTATTATCATTAGCTGAGTTCTTAGATGGTGTAAGCACTATTATTGTCGACGAAGTACACCAGGCTAAAGCAGAAGTACTAAAGAATTTACTTACACGTAATTTAAAGAACGCTCCAATACGTTGGGGACTAACAGGAACAATACCAAGAGAGAAGTTTGAATTTGAAAGTATTCATGCTAGTCTAGGTCCTGTGATTGGACAAATTAGTGCTAAAGAACTGCAAGACAAAGGTGTACTATCACAATGTCATGTTAATGTAGTTCAACTATTAGATGTAGTAGCACACAGTAACTATCAAGAAGAATTAAAATATCTAACAACAAATCAGGCAAGACTAGAATATATAGGCAAATTATTAAGCACAGTAAAAGAATCAGGAAACACACTTATACTTGTAGATAGAATTAGTGCTGGAGAAATACTTCAAGAACTAATACCAGGTAGTGTGTTTGTAAAGGGCGATGTAAAATTAAAAGATCGCAAGGAAGCATATGATGAAATTAATGAAGGAACTAACCACGTGGTTATCGCAACATACGGGGTCGCGGCTGTGGGTATTAACATACCGCGTATTTTTAATTTGGTTCTTATTGAGCCTGGCAAAAGTTTTGTCCGGGTAATTCAAAGTATTGGTAGAGGCGTAAGAAAGGCAAAGGACAAGGACTTTGTGCAAATTTGGGATATCACGTCATCGTGCAAATTTGCAAAGAGACATTTAACACAACGTAAAAAATTCTATAAGGAAGCAGAGTATCCATTCACTATAGAAAAAGTAGACTGGAATTAAAAACATGCACATACTAACATTAGAAAATCAAACGTTTCCACTTAAAGATATACCCGAAGAATTAGAAGACGAAGTACGGTTTGCTGTACTAGACAACAGCGATGCAAAAAATCCTGACTTCTTTTTTGTACCTATGATCTTTTTAGAAAGTTTCTCCGCACCAGCAATGGTAATGGAAATAGGCGGACACGAAATAACAATGCCAGTTGATTGGCACATTGCCGTTGGTGACTCAATGTCAGGCAACGACTTAGAAGTATTACCACTAACAAGTATTAATGATAGGGGCTTTGAAGCATTCTTGTTTAACCCTTTATCAAGTTACAAATTTGACTTTGCGGAAATAAAAATAACAAACTTTTACAATGATGTAAAATGGTATTTCCCTAAAGTTAAAAACGGACAGTTACTTGCTGTACCGTTAACGACTAAAGATAAATCTGTGTGTGCTTACTTTATTAAAGACATTAGTAGACAGAGTGAGCTTATAGATTATACAAACTTGCTGTAAGGAGATAAAGATGAAAGCAGGAAAGATTTGGGGTCAGACAGAATTGATCCACGCTAACGGTGTACTAGAGTTTCACCGCATTGAATACAAAGCAGGTTACAAGTGTTCTGAACACGAACATCAATATAAATGGAATGGCTTTTTTGTAGAGTCAGGAAAAATGATTGTACGTGTTTGGCAAGAAGACCAAGGACTAGTTGATGAAACTATTCTTGGCCCTGGTGACTTTACACAAGTAAGGCCAGGAAAAATTCACCAGTTTGAAGGTTTAGAAGATGGTGTCGCTTTTGAACTATACTGGGCTGAATTCAATCACGATGACATTGTTCGTCGAACATCTGGCACCGCAACAGGAAAGAAGAAATAGAATGTTTAAAAACATCGATGTAAAGATGATGCTAAAACTTGCGCTGTTGCAAGTTGTAGTCATCACAGTAAGTAACGCACTAGTTGCGATTCCAGTAGAGATTGCTGGGTTTAAATTAACTTGGGCGGCATTTACGTTCCCATTAGTTATTCTAGCAACTGACTTAACAGTACGTTTGTTAGGTAAGAACATTGCTAGAGCAACTATTGCCGCGGCATATCCAATTGCAATTATCACAAGTATTGCAGTAGTATTAGCAGAAGGTGCACCAGAGAGTGTAGCAATGCGTATTGGATTTGCATCAGCAACAGCATATGCTGTAGGTACGTTTATTGACGTATATGTATTCCAAGCAATTAGAGAGCGTATGAATGTTTGGTGGTTAGCACCTGCATTATCAACTATTGTTGCAAACGTAATTGATAGTTACACGTTCTTTGCAGTTGCATTCAACAACAGCGCCGATGAGTATATGGCCGCTAACTGGATGGAAATTGCAGGCTCACAGGCTGTACTAAAAATTGCAGTAGGCTTAATATTATTCCTACCAGCATATGGCTTATTGTTACGTTACCTAAAAGGTAAAATGAGTGATACTGAAGCAGGTTAATGTATAGCAATAGCTACATAAAACAACTCCAAAGCCTACATGCTGATGCTAGTCGTCAATTGGGCTTTGGAGGCAAAGCAAAAAAGTTAGGTAAGTTTCATTCGTTTATGGACAAATGGCAACCTAGCTCTTTGCTTGACTATGGTTGCGGCAAGGGTCGTATACTTGCAGACTTAAGAGATAGATATCCTAATGTAGTCTGTGAAGGTTACGATCCTGCTGTACCTATGTTTAATAAAGATAAGTTTAGCACATATGATTGTGTATTTTCAAATGATGTACTAGAACACATTGAACCAGAATTTATTAGCCAAGTATTAGGACATATTAACACACTTGCATCTAAATACATTTGGCTACGCATTGATACAGTGCCTGCAAGAAAAAGACTATCAGACGGGCGCAATGCACATTTAATACTTGAAGGTGAACAGTGGTGGCTAGATAAAATTAAAGATCACACTGACATCAAAGTAGTATATTCTAACTTAGATAGAAAAGGAAAACTAGACATTGCAGGAACAAAAAATGATACCAGGTGAAGCATTACTATATGAACGTTACGACGGTGTAGTATATGCAAAGTATAGAGATGCTCCTCATAATAAAATACCTCGTTGGATCATAGGCGGAGATCCTGCAGGTGTAGCAAGAGCGCAAGGCGACATGTTGTACTATGCAGAGTGGCAAGAGTTGTGTGAGTTAGCAGAGGAGTACCCCACAATAAAAAAGCTCTTAGACAAGTTGGTAACAACTTACTATACAGTAAAGGAAGAACGTAATGGACAAAACAATATATCATGAACAGATAGCAGATCAATTATTTTGTGATCGACTGTATAACCCAAGCAGAGAGATTGCTCGAGATGTAGTTCTCTTTTGGCAAGATTATTTAAAAGAGAACGAAACTAAACCTCGTTGGATGGACTTCGCTGACGGTAGTGACAGTACAAAAATATATGAAGCATACAACATATTTTTAAATCATCGCCCGGGCATTACTACATTGTATCAAAAGATTGTAGAAAGTTTTAAAGCAAAAGTTGACAACCCACAGAAGTACGCTATTGCGGGATGGGTTAATGTATATGAAGGCGGTGGCTTTTTAGACTGGCATACACACGGCGTTGGTCAAGGAGGATACTTTGATGGACGATGGCACGGTTACTTTTGTGTAAACGGTGAGCCAAGTAAAACAATGTATAGAGATAATGAAACGCATCAACTTGTACAATCAGTAGAAAATAAAAACGGTTGGCTTACAATGAGTCCTGGGGGAATGGAACATAGAGTTACTCCTTGGGAGAATGAAGAAAAGCCACGTATTACTATTGCATTTGATATTGCGTTAAGAAACGGAATTAGTCCCGGCAATTACAATCATTGGATACCAATTATATAATATATGAATAACACTAGAAACTGTAGTACTTGTAACAAACCAATAGACCTGTATGCTATAAAGTATCATACAGCTGATAAACAAAATGTATTTTGCAATGCATACTGTTCAAACGAATGGTATCAAAAGAAGAAGGAAAACAATCATGAGACATAAAATAGCAGGAGTACTATTCTTATTATTAGGAATATATTTTCTAATACCAGACTTACTACCGCCTTCAATGGGTGCAGGTGCGGCAATGGAACACAACATGCCAGCACACAACAATACATTATTAGGCATTAGCGAAATGACTTGGATGTGGTTTACAATGGCACTAGTACATTTCTTTATACGTGATTGTAATTGCAAGGAGTGTAACAAGTGAGAATTATAGCAGGACCTTGTCAACACGAATCGTTGCCACAAAGTTTAGAGATTGCTAAAGAGTGTAAACGTGTATGCGACAAGTATGGCATTGAGTATTACTTCAAAGCAAGTTACGACAAAGCCAATCGTTCAAGCGAAAGTGGTATTCGTGGCTTAGGATTAGAAACAACGCTACTAGACTTCCTAGCACTAAAAGTAGAGCTAGGTGTAAAGACTCTTACTGATGTACACGACTATGTACAGGTTGCACGTATTGAACGAGAATTTAAAGATGCTGTAGATGTATATCAGATACCTGCATTCTTGTGTAGACAGACTGACTTGATCAAAGCGGCTTGTGCTACAGATAAAATTGTTAATATTAAAAAAGGTCAGTTTATGGCACCTTGGGATATGAAAGGTGTGCTAAGTAAAACTGAAGAAGCAAAAGAAGTTTGGATTACTGAAAGGGGAACAAGTTTTGGCTACAACACTCTTGTCGTTGACTATACTGGTCTTATGTATATGCTCGACAATTATGAACATGATGTTATTTTTGATTGTACGCACTCTGCCCAAAAACCCGGAGGACAAGGTACTAGCTCAGGTGGCAATCGTAATTACGTGCCTGGGTTGGCTCGTAGTGGGAGTGCTTTGGGGGTCAGGAACTTTTTCTTGGAAGTCCATCCTAACCCTGATGTAGCACCAAGCGATGGTCCTAACATGCTACGCTTACAAGACTTTGAACAAGTAGTAAAAGATATTGTAGCATACAGTTATGGTTGGTATGAATGAAAACTGCAATACTAATTCCTGCACGTTACGGTAGCACACGCTTGCCTGGAAAGCCATTGGCTATGTTAGATGGCGTTCCTATGATAAAACGTGTGTATGACGCTTGTATTGCGTCTAAGATACCAACATACGTGCTTACTGATGATCCACGCATAGCACAAGTGTTTCAAAATACAAGTATAATAATTGATAGTGAAGACTACAAAAACGGTACTGAAAGATGTGCCGGAGCAATCAAACTAGACTACATGCAGAAGTATGATAAGTTTATAAATGTACAA